ATCGTATGTGCAAAAATTAATAGCAATAAACGGAGTTAGACTACAAATTGTTGATCCGTATCCTTTGAACAAAGATCGGTGGCCGTTTTCTGACAATAAACATTTCACCGAATCTCTCATATTGTGAATATTTGGTTCTAATAATATTTTGTGTCTGATAACATCGATTGGATGTGTAAACGTAGTCGCAGCAATACCAGCAGCAATTCCACAATATAACCTTTCATTTACACGAATAGAGTCGTTTTTAATCAATGATTTACAAAAATCATATGTACCGAATTGGAGTGCTGAATATGGAATTATTCGAAAACAATTCAACATATTCCCTTTCCATAAATGTACAAATTTTTCGTTCTTAATTATAGTTTTATAACAATCCGTAGTAGAAAAATGTTTGTTACTAGTTGTCTGCATTATAATTTTTATTCGATCTAATGGTGCAACAATTGTTCTTGAAATTGCTCCAGAAAATCCACCAAATATGAAGTTTTGTATGTTTGTATTTACTTTTATTTTGTTGTCATTTTTTTTCGTTAACATATTATTCCATATTGTATAAAATATAAAAAAATATAAACATATATTTTTATGTAGATTAACTATACTATTCACACTTTTTAAAAGCAAGTATGAAATATTCTTTTCATGTAGACAATAATAAATATACAACATGTTGGTTAAAATCCAACGACAGTGAAAGTATACGTTTAAAACAATCAGTATACCGTTTTTTTGAAGGGGATTACATAGAATACAATAAAGATAACGGAAGCATGACTTTAATTCAAAGGAATATAAGTAAATTTATACCTGGTACGATTTTACTGTCAGATAAAATGTATGGAAGATATAATACTTCAAAATATTTTTTCAAATTTGTTCCTTACAATGTAAAATTACCAGAGTTTTTAATTCCTTATAAACCAGACGTTTCTTTTAAGAAAAAAAAACGAAATAAGTATGTAATTGTGAAATTCTCTAAGTGGCCTACAAAGAGTAAACATCCATATGGTACTATTACACAAAGTATGGGATATGTAGATTTACCTGAACATACATACGAGTATTTGTTGACATGCTATAATGTATATACACCGATTAAAACGTTGAAAGATATTGTTAGATCAAAAATTAAAGTAAAAACTATACCTGAGTGGTATGAATATATAAAACAACGATACAATATAATTGATAGAACTAAAGAAACAACGTGTGTTTTTTCAATAGATCCTTCTGGAACAAAAGATATAGACGACGCGTGTAGTATTACACATATAAATAAATCTAATATTCGTCTCAGTATTCATATTGCTCATGTACCTTTATGGTTGGATGCTCTTGAAATCTGGAACGAAATAAAAAATAACGTATCGACAGTATATTTGCCTCATGAAAATAAAAATATGTTGCCTGAAATATTGTCAGAAGAATTATGTAGTTTGAAAGAAGGCGAATGTAAGTTTGCGTTCACTTTAGACGTGTATTTAAATCAAAATTATGAAATTATTCGTCAAGAATGGAATAATGTATGTGTTTATATCCAATCAAATGATACTTATGAAAATGTGAAACGCGAAGAATACAAAAAAATATTTGACATTGTGCGTGTAATGAACAACCGACATACATATCTGTCAGACGGAATTCATAATAGTCATGAAGTGGTTCAATATATTATGACATATATGAACTGTGAAATGGCAAAACAATGTGCTTCACGAAAATTTGGGATTTTTCGAACAATGAAAATCAATGACAATAATAAGGATATTGTTAATAGTGTACCCTTAAATATTTTGTCGTTCATGCGAATTTGGAATAGCCCTGGTGGATTGTATAGTATGTATACGAATAAAAATCACAATTTGGAACACGAATATATCGGAACTTCGGAATATATGCATGTTACATCACCCATAAGACGACTAGTAGACATCATAAACATATCATTGTATTTGTGTCATATTCATTTTTTCAAATCAGAAGTACAACAATTATTGAACATCTGGTATAACGAAGATAGTATTCAATATATCAATACAAAAGCTAAACAAATTCGTAGATTGCAGAATGAATGTGAAATTATACATAGAACCCAAAAAGATTTATCTATATTAGATAAGTTTTACAACGGATATGTAATTGAAATTATAGAGAAACAACAGCATATTCAATATAATATTTATATTCCAGAATTAAGAATTACACATTATATTGAATACGAAAAAGGGTTTAAAGGTGAATTTAAATTATTTGGAAAATATCAATGGAAAATTAGTTACTTAGAAGATGAATATAAAATTAGAAAGCGTTGGTTGTTGACAAATATGTAATTGTGTTGATTATTGTTTTTTCTTGACGCTGCTTCTTTTTTTCTGTTTTTTGTACTTTATGGTCTTTCTTTTATGGAAAGATTTAGTTTTTATTTTGCTCTTTTTGTGTCTTCTTTTTACACCAGCTCCTTTACTACTGCTACTACTGCTACTTTCGTCATTGTCTTGTTGTGGTTCTGCTGCTGGAGCTGATTCCGATTGTTGTTCATTTAAATTGTTTCGAATAGTTTGAGACAATTCTCTCCATACAGATCGTGAACAATACGAAGAAGAAGCGTTAACATTTTCATCTTCATCTTCACCATAAATTAACCATTCATATACTGGTTTTAAATATTCATGCATAAGCCTTGCGTTAAGCTCCCCTGTTTGGCAGTGTATTAATGAGTTAGCAATAGATTCTTGTAACCTGTCGTAGAATTGATCAAATTCTCTAAATTTATCAGTAAATGTGGATTGAAATCTGTGTTTTATATTACCTAAATTATGAACAATATTATTCATTCCTTGAATTCCTGAAGTCGTATTATTTATTATTGTGGATTCCATTGATTTTCCCGTTGACATGATATGTGTTGTAAATCCGACTAATGCGAATTGTGGACCTAGTCCATTGAAAGCACTTGTGACTATATCCAAAATAATGTTTTTACTATTAGATAAAACAATTGTGGAAGTGCTCAATATATTTTGTAAATTTCTCAATAATACTTCTATACTTATAGTTCCATCAATAACACTTAAAAATCCAGCCATACCAGAAACTATAATGATTCCAGCAACAATATGAGCAACAATATGACATACATGAATGTAATTCAAAGTCATTTCAACTTTACGATGTTTTTCGGATTTGTCATCATTTTCGTCCTCTTCTCGTTTTCGTTTTGGAGCACTTCCATGTGTTTCTCTTAATTTTAATATCATTTTTTCGATATCAATTAAGTACCGATCATCCTCTACAATTTCATTCATTCTTATAATATATTATATTGAGAGAGAAAATATATATTGTATATGACATTTGTGCTCATGCACATAGATGTTTGAGATTCATACTTTGAATATATGCAATTGTGTCCATGTAATGTATTTTTTTTTGTATTGAACAATGACTTTTTGTACGGATTAATTTACTTTGAATATAGTCTAGTTTATTTTCTAGTTTTACAGTTTTGTCTACTATGTTACAATTATTTTTTTTTGCACAAGAATATTGTAATGGGTATTTAGTTAACATTATGTATATATACTTTACCTATATATTAATTATATTACGTAACAATTTAAATATAATATGATAATCATATTGATATATACGCAATCTAGAAATATAAGCAATGAAAGTAGTACATGATATCGAGGAAGAAATTGAAGATCAGGAAGAAGTATATTGTCAATTATATGAGAAATATTTGAAAGATATAAATATGCATGAAATCAAATCTGATAAACATACATACGCTAAAGTATATACACATTGCGTAAATTCCTATTTTGATTTTATTGAACCTGAATTAGAAAAAAACGTTGAAACATGGATAGATGATTATAATTTAATGGAGAATGTACGTACATGTGATATACTACCTTTAATATTTCATCATATTGACTTCCATAAACAAATTACAAAAGAATATATAATAGATAATCCTGAATGTGTACAAACTTATATTCATAATCAGATAAGCAATGAACAACAACCAAAAACTGTCTTAAATAATAATGTACTGAAAAAAAAATATGACACTTCCAAAAAGTTTGATTGGTCCATAAGAAAATATATTGAATAAATATAAGTAACTTGTCAGTATGAAAATTCCCAATCAATGTATAACGGAAACTTTTTATGACGAAAACAATTCAACAGTATTGACGAATTTTTATTGTTTTAAATCCAATAATTCAAATACTTACAAATATATGAATCCATTAAACGTTAAATATATATCCGAAGGAGTATATAGCAATTTACTGAATAAAGTATCATTAAACAAAACTAGAAATATACGTAAAACAAAAAAAAAGGCCAAATCAAATACAAAACAAACAAAGAAGCGAAAACAAAAATAACTCATCCATGTTTAGGAATTAGTTTTGTAAGCTCAGTTGTTAACCACACGAATATTATCGACCACAACGAATATATACCATTTACCCCAAAATCCATCAAATTGCGTAGGGCAGAACAGTGCGGTGCGGGTACATTGAAAATAGAAAGGAACATACCTTTCAATGTTGGTTTGGCGCATATTTCAACGTATAAGTTTGTTGTTATGCTGTGTGTTAACACAAAAGCACTATATATAAATATAAAACGAACAATCGAATTTATAATTTTCATTGCTGGACGTTGTTGACGTACATTTGTAGTTTCAACCATATTTACCATACCCTTTGAAGAATGATTATAAATTCAATTTTTTCTGAAAGCACATTTTTAATTATATTTACAAATCACCCATTAATGTGTTTGCATAATTTATCAAACTATTTACCAATTGTTGTTCATTATCATTCAAATTTGATTGTGGAGTAGTATTGTCTTGTGTATGATCACTTGTATTTGTAGAATCAGTTGCATTATTAGCACTTGAATCAAGTGTTGTCCGTTCACTATTTATCGATTCTCTAATATCAAACCTGCACATTGGACAACGAACATTTGATTGAAACCATGCATCAAAATTATGAGGACGAAAACAATGTCCACATTGTCGTATTTGTACAATGGCTTCTCCGTCTGTAAAATCGTTTTGATCTACAGGATCTGCTTCTTGTTGTATTTCACTAGAACTATATGTTGTATATTCAACAGCAGTTAATAATTGAATTGGTGAAGGTCTAACGACAACTGGTTGTAAATTATCATACTGAACGTTAAACTCTCTGGTAAAAAACGGCACTCGTGTATTTAAAACCTGATTGCCGTGATTTGTTCTAGGTAAATAAGTAAACACATAATTTCTAGGATTTAAAGTTGTACGTAAATTTTGTTCACGATTGCTCCTCATATTATGCGCTGTGTTATTACGCGAATTTGTCACATGAGAAGGAATTCTATTTAATAAATCACTATAAATTGAAAATATTGATTTTACATTATCTTGAAAACCTGATATTATATTCAAATACTCTCGTGTAAAATTTAATTCTTGATGCATATATTTTATGTTTCTATTAAAAATGAAGTATTTAAACATAATTAATCAAACTAAAGCAATAATATGAAACCTAGTGTATTAGAAAATTTAGGAAATACATGTTTTATGAATAGTCTTTTACAATGTTTAACGTATACACCTAAGCTTACTGATTTTCTGAAATCAAATTTAATTAAAGATGAGAGCTGTCACTCCTTTCTGACTCAAGAATGGATAGATTTGCAATCATTATTATATAATAACGAAAATGCACGAATTTCACCGAAACGGTTTTTAAAAGTAGTCCAATATGTAGCAAATAAATCAGACAAGCATAATTTTACGGGTTATCTTCAGAATGACATTTATGAATTTTTGCTATTTGTTTTTTGTTCATTTCAACATTCAACGATACAAGATACTGTAGAACATACAATTTTATCTAATACAAAACTAGCCAAAAGATGCAAACAAATGATCGTACAAACATATGAAAAAAGTTATTCTAAAATTATAGGTTTGTTTTATGGAGTCCAAGTTTATCAAATGTATAGGATAAACAATGAATTTATTACAAATAATGTTGAATCATTTTTCACACTAAACTTATCGATTCCAGTAAAAAAACAACCTACTCTATATGATTGCTTAGACACGTATACTCAAAAAGAACATTTGAAGGGAAATAATATGTGGTATAATGAAGAATCTAAAGAAAAAGAGGAAGTCATACGTCAAGTTATGTTTTTTTCTTTACCTGAAATTTTAATCATTGTATTGAAAAGATTTAACAATAATTTGAAAAAAAACGCGACATTAGTACATATTCCAGTAAACGATTTAAATATGAAGGATTATATGATCGAAACAATACCTAAAGATTCGTACAACTATGAACTGTTTGGAGTTTGTAACCATTCCGGAACACTTATGGGTGGACATTATACAGCATTCATAAAACGCGATTACAAGTGGTTTCATATGAATGATAGTATATGTACAAATATCGAAAATATAGAGCATACACTATCAAACAAAGCATATTGTTTATTTTATCGAAAAAAATAATGATTAATTATATAAGGTAATCTAAAATATGGACGAAATTGAAGTATCTCCAGATTTTTTTTCTTCGCATATGTTTACAAACAATTTTTTCACAGACATAACAAATAAAATATCCGATTATAATCCAGTTTATGTTATTGTTGTGCTACTAATTTTAATATTATATTATATGGTATTCAGTACCATAAGTAAAGTAGAACAAGAAACCGCAGGGTTTAGTGGATCTGGAATAGGATTTATAGAAATTTCTCTATGGAGTGTTTTCATATTTTTACTGGTAATAAACGGATTGCAGTTCTTCTTTTCTATTGATGTAAATGCTGTTGTTCGTAATATATTATCCACAGAACCAGAAATAGAAGTTACTGTAAAAAGTCCTGATTTGGAAGAAAACGATATGCCGATGACAAAAAACAAAGAAGTATTTCATATACCAGAAAACAAATACACATACAATGAAGCAAAAGCTTTATGCAAAGCATATAATGCTGAATTAGCGTCATATGATCAAATAAAAAATAGCCATAAATCAGGAGGTGAATGGTGTAGTTATGGTTGGTCTAAAGATCAACTTGCGTTGTACCCGACTCAAAAACAGACTTATGAAAAATTGAAAGGCATTAAAGGACATGAGCATGATTGTGGTAGACCTGGTATTAATGGCGGGTTTATTGAAAATGAAAACGTACGATTTGGAGTAAATTGCTTTGGATACAAACCCAATATAACAAAAGCTGAAAGCGAACATATGGCATATACCGAGGTTTATCCAAAATCAACAGATGACTTGTTGCACGACAAGCAAGTTGAAGATTTCAAGAAAAAAATACCAGAAATCATGATTGCTCCGTTTAACAAAACAAAATGGAGTCGAATTTGATAAAATAATACATAATAAAATGATAAAATCTGTTTTCTGATGCATACAGTTTTTATTACATTCTAGTAAAGGATAAAGTTGGTTGATTTTTTTGTAGTCGAAGTATGTATGAATCAAATAATAATTGTTTGACATACTTATCACGTAATGTTTGCTGTTTTTTACGCAGTTGTTCTTGGTTTTCTACTGTGCGATAAATCATGTTCATATTACAATGAAACAACTTTTTGACTTTATCAAATCCTGGTATATCTTCTAAAACCAGACCGAATAGTTGTTGAACTGGTTTCATGATTTGATTAGTTATATAGAAACTGTAATCTGGTTTTAGGTGTGGATTTTCTTTAATAAATTGTGGGTGTTCTATTTTATCCCCTTGTAATAATTTGTTTTTACCATTAGGTTTTGTTTTAATATATACAAAAGGTATACGATCTCCAGATCTTGGTTTATTCCCTGGATTACGTTGTCCAATACGTTCCGCTAAAACTTTATGCGCTATTTGATCTGGATTTTTATAATAATCCCGCAATGATTTTGTGATAATTAACTTTTCTATTGGGTATTGCCCACATGTTAATTTTTCTAATGAGTTATTCATAAATTTGATTGCTTTTTGTACGTTTTGATCTTTCATAAGTATATCGATAATGCCTCCATATATGTCTTTGACAATCGGTGCGTTATCCCGCCTCTTTAGAACAATTCCCATCGATTTACGTACACATGTGTCAGGACATTCTTCATATAACATACCTACATAGCGTTTTTTGGACAACAAACAAAACGGCATAAACGTTTTTTCGTATTCTAAATCATGTGGTGCTCTAAGAAATTTCGACACTAAGTTTCCTACTCTTTTGGCCAATTCAATTGTATGCTTAAGAGCTTCTTTGCCTTCGATTTTGTGGCCTTGTAAATCAGTTAATTTAAACGACATAAATACTGAGTCAGTATCTCCATATATATATTCCGCATGACTGTGTACTTTTCCATACTTCGTTTCACAAATTTTGTCACCATATATCTCTTCTATACACCGTTTGGCACACTGTAACAATTTTCGACCTGTTGCGGTTGTAGCTGCTGCTACGTCCTGTTCAAAGAAACTTGACGTTTTAGCTCCACATTGACCGTACAATGAATTTGCCGTTACTTTTATAGCTAATTGTCTTTTATCCAATACATTTTTCATGAAAGCGTCATATTTTGGAACACGTTTGTGAATATTACATGTTTTAATTTCCTGAGTATTATTTTGTAAATCTTTGACTGTTACAAATTCTTCATTTTCATGAATGATATTTCCACATATTACGTTTCCTGTTTTATCAGTTATTTCAATATGCTTTGCTTGTGCTCTAGTTTGTTTACGTGCTTTGAGTAATGCCTCTAAAATACTTGGCATAATTGCTTTTTCCTTGGATATAGGTTTAGCAAATCGAACAATTTTGTATCCAACTTTCGTTTTTTCGTAAACTGTATTATCTTCACTATGTTCAACTTCCAACACTGTCTTTGACTTGGATTTTGGGATATATTCATATGTATCAAACTGAATATTTGTATATTGCACGTGTTCTAAATTATCATACACAAACCCACCAGTATTATCTTGAATACCGGTTGTTTTCACGAGATTACCATGTAAGTCATACTCTTTGGACCATACTTTACTATCATGTGACAAATTTTCACTAATCATTGAAGAAGGATACAGTGAACTATAGTCTACACATGCTACCGGTTCAGTTAAATATAAATCACATTTAGGTTCAAGTACAATAGCTCCTTCATATCCGCTTTTGTCTTTATCATTGAATGCTAATACTGGTAATATCGTATTGAATTCACGGCATTGTTTGGCAACAAAACTAAATAGTTTAATACCCTGTCCTCGTATAACTAAATATTCAATCGGTACGCTACATAAGTTTGACATTTCTATGAATCCCGTTAAAACGTCTATTTTTCTCAGCAAATGTTGAACAAGGTTACAATCCTGAATACAATATTTTGCGATAACAGATCTTTCTTTGCTTCCTTTTCTAGTCATGTTGAATATATCTTGAGGTGATACGTCGTCTTTAGCAAGACACCACATAACTTTCTTGTCAAAATTAGGATTAACTTTTACATTCAATCGAAATGAACCTGAGAGGACTTCCATAACTTCAAATTTCTTGCCGTCATCATAGTAATCACTAGAATGACCGATCTCTTCTATGTGTATAAAATTACCAACTTTAAGACCTTCTGTATTGCTTTGAACCCAGTAATCATTTACACTTTTGATAGAGTTTCTAATAAAATAACCGGATACATAATCTAACTTATATGATTCTAAATTATACTCACGACGGAAATAGTTGTACAAATCTATTTGTATTCTACCGTTCATAGCAAGATAATGTAATTCATGTGTTCCACTAGCTATTGAAATAGTTGTAGTAGCACTTTCGTATTCTTGATTTTTTCTATTCCAAACAGCACAAACCTCATTTTTTATTCTACTAAGACGCAAAAATGCTTCACAACAATGACGACCAAGTTCATTTGCTCTATCTAGTAAAAATCTGTAATCAAAACCAAATATATTATATCCTATTATTACGTCAGGATCTTCGCGTTGGATAACTTTACACCACTCAATAAGAACGTCTTGTTCGGAATTGCACGATACAATTTCTTCATTTGGAATTCCCATAGAATCACACGAATTTAGTGCTACTATATGATTTAAATATGGTTCAGATTCTCCGTTTTTACGAAATGTAGATCCTATAAAAGTTACTATATCTCCTTTCAATGGCGGAAAATATTTATCGAATCTAGCTGTGATTTTCTCAATGGTAATGTCTCGTTTACATTTTTTGTCTGTTAACATATCCAGTAATATATTTTGATTGTTCTCTTTCACAACTGTATTTACTCTATTTTGTAAAACGCGTTTGTCTTCTTTACGTTTTAATTCAACTTCGTCAACATACGAGCAGTCTCCATACCCAAACGCAGACATTAAGAACAATGAAAACCATGCGCAACATTCTTCTTTTGCGTGGTCATCATCGTACACAAAATCTTCGCTTTCCCAGAATTCCATAAATTGATTTGCCAACCTTTTGTAATTTTTACGTGCTAATGGAAAATCACCATGACTGCTCAACGCCTCTATATCAAAACTGCATATTTTTAATGGTACATTGTTTTCCACTTTTTTTTCGGATTTAATAAATTTTGATTCACAACGAAATTCATATGTACAAGAAGTAGTTTTTTCACATACTTCAACAATATCGTTTTCATCGATACGAATCCAACCAGCAGGTTGGATATCATAGTCATGAAAGAACCTCAAAATAGGTTGGATATTCGTTTCATACATTTCTAAATATGTGTTTCTGAACGGATACCCACGTAATCCAGAATTTATATAATTTTGAATTACATATTTTATGTTGTTAAATCCTTTTAAACTGTTCATACAAAGTTTTAAACATGGATATGTTGTACCGTCGTCAAAACCATACAATGTTTTTTTGTACTCCATATGAATAGAGTGTATACTGTTTGTATAAGACAGTTCTTCTTCTAGTTGGTTTTGTATTAATGGAATCATTTTCTCATGTACTGAATCGTCACATTTCAGATAGAAATATGGTTTGAAATGCTCAACGTGACACGAGTAAGTACGTCCATGTTCATCATTTCCAAATAATTGAATCATAAGTGAATAATTAACTTTCGTTGAACGTGGAGAATCCGTTGATTTTGAAATTTCGTCATATACTTTAAAATCAAGTAATCGAAATAAAGGCATGTTTCTTCTAGTATTTATTGAAATGTGTTTAATTGAATAATGAATCAATTTTATTTTAAAAAAAATGTGTTACTAAATATATTATGAAAATGATAAAGACTGACGTCGAATATAAAATTCTTTCTTTACGTATTGAAGGCGCACAATTATTAGAAGGCTTAATCATTACTTTTGTGTTTCCGATATTTTTGTTATTTTTAAGAAATGACACTACAAACACAAACAATGTCATTCACTACGGAATCCACTATGGTATACCAGCTGGCTTAACATGGATAGTACGAAGATATATTATAAATTATTACTATGATAAATTCATTTGAGTGAATTTAATTTTATCTTTTGAATTTTCGAATATTTACTTTTTAAATTCCAACCTTCTGTATGACATTGTTTTACAATATTATTTTTAAGGATATATGGTGTTTTTATATTCAATGTGTTTGTTTTATGATCTATAAAATCATAACATTCTTTAATTTTTTTACCAGAAACAATAAATGCTGATATATTTTGTATATCATAAGCAATATCTAAATATAAATACTCTGATTTAGCATGTTTTGTGTTATACTTTCCAGAAAGAAATAATATTTCACTTTTTTCTTCTTTGTATTGTAAGAACAAATTTAAATAATGACATAATTTAGAATTATGGAGAGAAACAGAATCATGTAAAAACAATATATATTTGTTGGTTTGTATAGACTTGTAGTTGGTTTCATCGTATACAAAAACATTGTGTCGTGAAAAATTATTTTTACATTTAATATTTACGACACAATCAATATATTCAAAAATAGAAAAACAACTCATAAAAAGTGGTTTTTTGAGTGAATATATGAAATCAATAAGTGGTTTACTAGCGTGTTTTTGTGTGTAATTATCCAAAAACCATTTTCTAGGAGTGAAATGTTTACTCTCCAGTATATATTGAAGTGCCTTTTCAAAATCATATATACCATCAAAATCACATCCTGTATATTTATTAATGTATTTCCACCCGCCCACAATATTTCTATTTTCTAGAACTGGTATATTTAATGATAAAGCTTCAGCAGCTACCCTAGGTGAAGCGTCTAATATATTCGGTACAAAAAGTATTTTACTTTCTTGTAAGTATCTAACCATAATATCATATTCTAAAAAGTTAGTTGTGAACACATTTTTATTTTTCAATAATTTTTCTTCATCAGGTGTAGTTAATGTTTCACCATGTTTTCCGACCAAAACGACCTTTAAGTTATACTTATATACCATTATTTTTAAACATTCGAACCCTAGTTTCCAATTTCTCCATATTTTTTGTGTTTCACCTTTTTGACAATTGTAAATCACATCATACTTTTTTTGTATGGTATTATCATATCTAGTATGGGTTGTAGATATATCTGATTCGCTCCAAAGTAAAGTAGGTATTGTTCGGGGTATTGATGTTTTAGTAACATCTCTTGAGCAATGTAACCACCCCACTAAATTTCCAGTTGTTTTAAAATTAAAAAATTCATTTT